AACTATATGTTTTACGCAAACATGGCTATCGATTCAATTCAAGACGCCAAAATCAACTTCCTCAAACAAACAGTCAAGGAAGATTCCCTTAAAAAACCTCTAGTCGATTTTGTAGAAGCACAACGTGTTTTTACAAAGCAAGTTGCTAAGTCTGCCAACGATGTGATGAACATTGCTGCAGAAACTTTTGCCAATTCGATTTCTGGCATAACAAATAAAAAGGGAGATACAAAATGACATTTGTTAAAGATGTATTTGGGCGTGATATGTTCAAAGACTTTGATAAACTATATGTAGGCTTTGACGATCAATTTAATAAGATGGCAAAGATTCATGATGATCTAACAAAGAGCATTCCCAATTATCCACCTTACAATATTAAGAAAACTGGCGATAACACTTATGTTATTGAAATTGCAGTTGCTGGTTTTGCAAGACAGGATATTGAAATTGAACTTGATAATGGCAAAATGATTATTAAGGGCAACGTACATAATACAGAAGCAGAAGAAAACTTTTTATTTAAAGGTATTGCCAACAGAGCATTTACCCGTACATTTGCACTTGAAGATCAAATTGAAGTTAAAGATGCTGAAATGTTTAATGGTATGCTTAAAGTGTGCCTGGAAAGAATTATTCCAGAACATAAGAAGCCAAAGAAAATTGAAGTTAAAGATTCTGAAACAAGCACAAAGCCTGCAAAGAAATCTAAGCCTCAATTGCTTACAGAAGATCCTGTAGAAGATAGGATGCTATAATGAATAATGATCTAAAAGAATTTGAGGGAGTTCATATACCCGCAATGAAAGACTTTTGGTCATGGGTTGAAAAAGCCTTTACCCCGTCATATCAAAAAGAAATTGATATGTATTTGGAAGATTGTGTAGATCACAAAGATCTAGAAACCAGAATGCAGGTATTAGTACGTAGAGGTTTAATATGAAATTCATTAGAGCATTTATTAAAATCGTACATGAGGTACGACACCGACTATCCACTCGCAGAGATAAGTATCCCACAACGGGATCATAAAAACACTAGGGCTACGGCCCTAGTTGTCCAAAACACCTTATTATAATATGTTTTTTATATGAAAGATGTTATAATAAGTTTACTATGATGGAGAATTAAAATGATTAAAATTGTAAAATTAATGACAGGCGAGGAAGTTATTGCTGATATGTCAATGGAAGATTCAAGCATCAAACTTGTAAAACCATTTGTACTACAGATTGCGCCTAACAATGCACCAGATAATAAAGGTGAAGTGGGCCTAGCATTATTCCCATATGCGCCTTATGTATTAAATCATGTAATTACTGTGGATGCAGCTAAAGTTCTTTGGATTGCAGAATTGCCTGAAAGTATGAAATTGGACTACAACAGAGCATTGTCTGCACTTAGTGTTTCCATGAAAACAATTGAAGAAACATTAGCTAAGGGCACAACATGAAAACAGTACACAACTTTAAAAAGCGCACCAAACAGGGTGGCAGGGCAAAAACTTCAAGTATGAATAAAACGCAAAAGCGAAGCTACAAGGCTTATCGAGGCCAGGGCAAATAAGACTATAAATAAATTATGCCGCGGATTGGTGAAATGGTATCACAAAGGACTCATAATCCTTAGTTCCTAGTTCAACTCTGGGGTCCGCATCCATTATGAAAAAAATTATATTATCACTCCTGCTTGCAGTATCAACTATTGCTTGTAGTAAAGAAATGAGCAAACCTGTTTTGTGCATGGAAACAAAAGAGATGTTTGACGCAATATTTGAAGAATACCGCGAGACAATACTCATGGTATTTGACCAAGATTCATTTCCAAATAAAATTGTTTTAACAGTTAATCCTGCTACAAAGACATGGTCATTAGTCGAATATAGTACTGAGATAGCTTGTTTGCTAGGCTCAGGAAACAATTATAAGATAATGGGTCGTGTGTCAAGTAAAGATTACTTATGAAGCGTATATTATTATTGGCATTGCTTATAACAGGTAATGCCTTTTCCATGAACTTAACTGCTCATTCATGGCTTGTTGCTGATACGAATGGTAAGATAATCCAGGGTGAGCACATAGATGAATCTCGCTCAATTGCCAGTATCACAAAACTCATGACTGCAATGGTTGTAATAGATGCTGGACAAGATCCAAAAGAAAAACTGGGCAAATTTACAAGGGAACAGCATATACAGTTGGCGCTTGTTAAATCCAGTAATGAATCTGCTATTTTACTATGCGACCATTATCCCGGTGGCAAATCCAATTGTATTCGAGATATGAATCAAAAAGCAATTGCGCTTAATATGCCTGATACTAAATTTGTAGAAGCATCGGGATTAAGCCCAATGAATATTAGTACTGCTAAAGATTTATTGGAATTAGTTCTTGCCGCAAGCTACTATCCTGATATAGTAGAAGCAAGTAAAACTGCACAGGTAAAAATTCAGATCAAAAAGAAATGGTTCTTTTTTAATAATACCAATCCCATTATTGGAAAGAGACACAATTTTATTGTAAGTAAAACTGGAATAACAAATGCTGCAGGTGGTTGCATTGTCATGATGCTTGATACCGATATAGGCAGACGAGTGGTTGTGGTTCTTGGAAGTAAAAATGGCAAGAGCAGAATACCCGAAGCAGAATTTATTGCCCTTCAACATTATTCAGAATAACTATACATTAAAAAAGGGTCCTTTCGGACCCTTTGTGCTAACTACTATTTACTATTAATTTGTAAATAAAATTTCTGCTCTTGCTTCTAACGCATTTAAACGATCTTCAATAGCATCCAAGGCTGGATCTGTTTCTGCAGCAACTGCTGTTGCAATTTCTTCATGTACTTCTGCAGTAACTACTTCACCTGTAGCTGCAGCAATAATTTCAGCAACTGCGGCTGCTGCTTCTGCTGCTACTTCTGGTGCTGGAGCTGGCATTTCTGCAACTGCTTCTGTAATTGCCGCAGTAATTGCTACTGTATCAACAACAACTTCTGGGTCTGCAGTAACAACTGCGGCCACTGCTGCAGCAATAATTGCAGCAACTTCTGAATTGTCAACTGCAACTGCTTCAATTTGAGCTGTAACAACATCAGCTACAATGTCAGCTGCTTCTGGAACAGCTACACTTGCTGACAATGCCACAACTGCTTCAACTGCTACAGGTGCATCATCTGCTGGCGCAGCAACAATAGCTGCTACTTGTTCTTGTGTTTTTTCTGAAACTAAATAATCAACTAGCAACTCAGTTGCTGTTAATCTTGCTTCTAATTTTTCAAGGGTTGGTGCAGGTGGTGCCCAATTGTCTGTGCTAATTCCTTGCAATGCTGCCACTTTTCTACCAAGTACGTCTAATCGTAGTGCTAATTCTTCAAATCTCATTTTTACTCCTTGTTGTTATTGGTTTGTGCTCTTGGCACACTATTATTTATGAAATAATATATTACAGGGATATTACAGCATTCAGTTCCAATATTTGGATGAATCTAGATTGTCCCAATATGCTTTATTGTTACGGTTCATGAAGTTTCTTATTAGATAATATCCCATACCAAAGTATCCCATCTTTTTAAACCTACGAGAATCTTGTCCAAAGTAGTGATTAAGTATTCTAAACTTTTTGGGACTGTACATTCTTGATAGAAAATAGTCTTCAGATGTTACAGTCTTTTCAGGGAACCCGCCGAATTCTTCAAACCTATCTCTGCGGGTTAGCATAAATGCCCCAATTGCAAAAGGGGAAAAGAATTTTAATATGTGGTTTATAATATTGAAAAGTGTAAACCCAATTATTGCACGTATGTCTTTGTCATAAGACTTAATGTTTAATCCAACAAGATCCAAGTTCTTGGATTCTAGTTTGTCAACGGCATCTTTGATTACTGTGTTTTTAAAGAAACGAACATCAGCATCAATGAATAATATGTAAGGAGTAGTAACTAACTTTGCACCACTATTCTTAGCAAAAGAAACAGGGCCACCTTCAATAATTTCAACATTTAATAAAGAACTATTATCTCGTATTACTTGTCTGGTATTGTCAGTAGAACAATCGGCAATGATAATTCTTGTATTACCAATGTCTTGTAGACGCAACGCATTTAACAAATGATGAATATAATTTTCTTCATTCTTACAAGGCACAACAATCGTAATTTTATTGCTGAGGTTCATCATCTTTTTCCTTGGTCCAGGTAATTATTTCCCAACGGCCATCATGATGTTCCACAAGAGCGGTGCATGATTCAACCCAATCCCCATCATTCATATAAATAATGCCGTCTATTTCTTTTATTTCGGCATGATGTATGTGTCCACATATAACACCATCATAACCGCGTTTTCTACAGTAGCCTGCTAGATTCTTTTCAAACTGGAACATAAAGTCCACAGCTTTTTTTACTTTGTGTTTAAGGAACTTGCTAAGGCTAAAGTACCCAAAACCCATACGATGGCGTATCCAATTGAACTTACTATTGAGTGACAGAATGAAGTCATATGCTTTATCTCCTAAGAAAGCTAGCCACGGTGCCAATCTTGTTATACCATCAAACAAGTCTCCGTGCGTTACTAAATAGTGCTTACCGTCAGCACCGATGTGTTCTATTTGATTATGAATTTCTACTAGACCAAAACTGAATCCATATGG